AAGTGGCTGAGAACGCCTACTGCGTCAAGAACGACGCCTCCGGGTTCATCTTCTACGTGGCCCTGGAGGATCAGGCCAACGCGGGGCTGATGAAGGCCAACCCCACGCTGGCTGCTGGCGACGTGAAGATCAGCATTGATGGTGGAGCCTTTGCCAACCTCGGAACGCTCCCTGCCGCGACCCCCGCCTCGGGCGTGGCGATCAAGGTCACGCTCTCGCAGGCGGAGACGAACGGGGACCACCTCACCATCGCCTTCATCGATGCTGCGGGCGCGGAGTGGTACGACCTGTTCGTCCACATCACTCCGGTCACGGCCACGCGCGGGCTGGCGGGGACGGCGCTTCCTGCCGCCGCCGCCGACGCCGCGGGCGGGCTGCCCATCTCCGACGCGGGCGGTCTGGACCTCGACGCGCAGATCGGGACCGACATCGACGCCATCCTCACGGACACGGGCACGGACGGCGTGGTCGTCGCGGCTGGGTCCAAGACGGGATACAGCCTCGCAGCCGACCAGTCCGCCGTCACCATCGGGACCGTCTCGACGCTCACGGGACACACCGCACAGACCGGAGACAACTACACCCGGCTCGGTGCCCCCGCGGGCGCAAGCGTCAGCGCCGACATCGCGGCGCTCAACGATCTTTCCGCTGCCGACGTCAACGCGCAGGTCGTGGACGCGCTCGCAACCGACACCTACGCCGAGCCGGGGCAGGGAGCTCCGGGCGCGACTCTCAGCCTCGCGGCGAAGATCAACTACCTCTACAAGAACTGGCGCAACAAGAAAACCCAGACCTCGACGGCCTGGACGCTGTTCGCCGACGACACGACGACCGCAGATCAGAAGTCCACGGTCAGCGACGACGGCACCACGGCGACCAAGGGCGAGGTCGGAACAGGAGCCTGATGAACCGGATCAAACTCCCCCCCGGCACGTACCACGTCCAGATCGACGGGGACGGTGGCGGAGACATCGTGGTCACCGAGACCGGGGCCACCTACACCGACGAGTTCGGGAACGTGGACGAGTGGTTCTGGGTCGATGAGGGCGGCTGGCGACTGCTTCCCGAGCCGCCCGCGCGAACCATCCTGATCTTCTACGACACGGGTGAGGTCATCCGCATCAACCTCAAGACGAGGGAGATGATGCACGGCGACTTCAGCCAGGTCTGATTTTCCATGTCATTCCATGGGACCGGATGTCGTTTACCCCGGTGTGAGGCGGTATGTCCCCATCCTCTGCCTCCTGCTGGGCCTGAACATCGGGCTGGCCTTTTCCCTGGTCAGCGCGAGTGGGGAGCCCGCACCCCCCTCCCGGGAATCCATCCTGCTTCAGATGAGGCAGCGCAGGCTGCTGGTGCAACTGGAGCAACTGGCCGAAGAACTGCGGCGCATCGAGGCGATCCTGGGGGAGCACAATGACCAATGCCACGCCGAAGTCAGCGATGGAGGTGATCGGGTTCCTCGGTAAGAGCATCGGTGGCATCCTCGGCGCTCTCGCCATCGTGCTCGTGTGGCTGATCTCCCAGCGCCAGCCCATCGAGGCCGTGTGGACCGAGAAGCAGCAGGCGCAGTACGCCGAACTGCTGGACGAGCGGTTGTCAAACCTCGCGTCTCAGGTCGCGCGGCTGGCCGAGACCGTCGAGAAGCACGTGAACCTTGAGATGCACCCGGGGTCGGCGGTGCTGTTCACCACGATCAAGGGCGACCTCAAGCACCTGCTGGAGAAGGTCGAGAGCATCGAGGCGCAACTGAAGGAACGCGGGGACTGACATGGCCGTAGACACAGCCGCCAAACGCTACTCCATGCTCGGGTTCTCGGACGTGAACGCGATGCCCGCCCCCGACGGGACCATCGCCGCATCGGATCGGTTGGCGTTGCTGGACCTCTACTCGGGAATCTCCGCCACCATCCCCGCGACGGCTCACGACCAGGGCGCGTTCGAGCTGCACGAGAAGGTCTACACGCACGCGGTGCGCGAGATCGTGCGCGTCCATGAAGTCAAGGATCTCGTGATGACCCACACGGTGAGGTGCGACTGATGGCAGAGCCTACGAACATCCGCATGGAGCGCATCATCCAGGGCACGACGTTCAAGCCCAAGTTCCTCGTGGAAGACGCGGACGGGACGGCCATCGACCTCACGACATCTGGATACACGACCTGGCTATCCATACGGAAGCAGGGCAGCACGGCTGCGGCCACCACGCGCTCGACCGCGACCTCGGCACAGCGCGAATGGGTCACCGACGGAACAGACGGGTACGTACGCTTCATCTTCTCTGTCGCTGACACGCTCGCCATGGCGGTCGGCTTCTACAACGTCGAACTGTTCTTCTCCAACACCGGCACGACCCCCGACGACCAACTCCCCAAGGGACGCGGCATCTGGAAGGTCGAGGCGCCCACCACCACGACGCTCACCGCACCGTAGCGAGGAGGAAACCATGGAACGAGTACCCGGCGGGAACTACCCGGCCGACCAGAACGACGACGGGACCTGGAACATCCGCGGCGTCCCGATCTTCGCGGAGTGCGAGCTGCCCATGAAGGGCGGAGGCGAGTTCAGGTTCACGCGCTCGTGGCTCGAAAACGCCATCAAGATGGCGCGGTCGAAGGAGACGCAGGAGTCGTTCATGGCCCGCGTCCACGTTCACCACCACGACGACGGGGAACCCGTCATGGACGCGGGATACCTGCGGCCGACTTCGGTGGGCGAACTCCAGATCGACGGCGAGCGCAAGGCGGTCCTGTTCGCGGACCTCATCCGCATCCCGCAGGAGGTCTACGAACAGATCCGCGCGTTCCGTCTGCCGTACCGATCCATCGAGGCGGTGCCGCAAGACGGGTTCATCGACAGCCTCGCGCTGATGCCTACGAAAGCGCCGTTCCACCGTCTGCCGATGCTCTCCATCGGCAGGGAGGCGCCCGTTGCGGGTGTCACAAACCCCGCGGACGGCATTCTGGAGCCGCAAGGCGCAACGGAAGGGTTGGTAGCCTGCTTCTCCAGAGCGCATGCAGTCGCGGCGCTCTCGCACTTCCCGAAGGGAGGCAACGTGCCCGACCAACTGCTTGAGAAGCCCGCGGGCGTCAAGGCCGCGGATGAGAAGTCGGCTCCGGCCGACGACAAGCAGGACAAGGAAGTGCAGGCTCAGGGTGGCGGTGAAGGCAAGTCCGCCGTCGAGGAACTGTTCGGCCAAGAGCGTTCGCTCGAGGAGTGGAAGCAGATCCTGGACGCGGTGAAAGCCAAGATCGCGGAGTTCGAGGCACCCGCCGAGGACGCCGCAGCCGCCCCGCAGATGCCCGAGGAGGGCCCCGTAGAGATGGCGAGCGACAAGTCCACGGCGATCACGAAGGACGACTCCGGCGCCGTGAAGGCAGAGGCCGAGCTCGCGCTGGTGAAGGGAAGGCTGGAGAAGATGGAGCAGGAGAAGGCGTTGGAGGAGGCCGTCGAGGCCGCCAACAAGCGCCTGGCTCGCTTCAACATCGGCAGCGATCCCAAGGGGCACCTCATGGCGTACGCCAGGAAGCACGGACTGACGCGCTTCGCTGGCTACGTCGAGGCCATCGAGGAACAGGCCCAGCCTGCACCGCCCGCGTCCGGCTTCGACTTCGACCTGTCGAACATGCCGCCCGAGGTCGCCAAGTTCAGCGATCCCGCGGCGCAACGCATCGCCTTCGAGGCGAAGCGAGCCTACGACGCCCTCCCGGCGTCCGCCAAGACCATGATGACCCGTGATCGGTTCATCGAACTCCGCGTCAACTCGAACACCGCAACGGAGGCGAAGTAGATGGCACTCTCCGCTGACAAGGTACGCCAGCTTCGTGACCGCCACTTCGTGGCGTTCGATGTCACCAACGCGCTGGTTCTCTACAAGGGTTCGTACGTCGGCTTCAGCACCAGCACGGGATACGTGGTGAAGTGGGCCGACACGGCGAACTACCAATGGCTCGGAATCGTCCAGCGGGGCGTGACGGGCGACACGACGGCAGCCGAGAACCTGGTGGAGGTGGACTGCTCCGGCGCTGTCGAGCAGGGCGTCTCCGTCACGGGCACCTCGGCCATCACCAACGTCGGAGACCTCGTGTACGCGAGCGACGACAACACCCTGACGACCAGCGCGGTACACGGGTCCAACGTCGATCCCATCGCATGGGTCACCCGCTGGTACTCGTCCACGACCTGTGACGTCATGTTCTTCACGCCCAGCGAACACCGCTGCACGCCTGCGTAGGAGGAGTAAGAGATGCCCGGACCCATTTCCAGCAACGGCACAGCCGTATATCTCGAAGCCAACTTCGCAGATGCCTACAACCAGTCGGAGGTCACCCACGCCGATTCGTGGGGCACCATCTTCGACATGCTCCCCGACCCGGGGCTGCCCACGCCGAAGTTCGCCTACCACGAGACCGCGCCCTACCCCGAGAGGTGGCGCCGTGGGGACGAGCGGATGCGCGACGGATTCAAGTCCGTCACGTGGACGACCAGCACCTACGACTACTCGGTCGAGGTGGCGTGGCACAAGAACGACGAGCAGGACGACCAGCTCAAGGGTGTCGTCCGCAAGGCCCGCGAGGCCGGCGACCATTGGGGCAGCCTCAACGCCCGCATCGGGACGCAGATGATCGAGAACGGCACCGACCGGACTCTGCTCCCGGGCATCCCGAACGCCCCCGACGGCGCGGCCATGTACTCGACCACGGACGGGGCCAGCGCGGCCCGGTTCGGCGCCACCAACGGGAACCTCCTGACCGGATCCGGCACCACGGGCGCCTACATCCGCACGGACCTGTTCAGCGCCATCGAGCAGTTCCTGCTGTTCCAGGATACCGAGGGACAGCCGCTCTGGGACGCCAACGTCATCGAGCGCGGGCTGCTGGTCATGTACCCCGTGGGCCTCATGCGCGAGTTCGCGGAAGCCTTCGTCCAGAGCCGCACCGTCCACATCGACACGGGCGCGGCCACGACCGACCCGCGTTCCGGCGCTCCGGTCACGAACGTGGTCATGGAGTCCGGCCTGCAGCTCAAGCTCTACCCGAACCCGCGTCTGTCCGACACGGTGGACTGGTACGTCTTCCTGCAGGGAACGAACGTCAAGCCGCTCTACCGCTTCGACCGCCAGCCGCTGACCAGCCACATCCAGGACGAGTCCAACTCCGACGAGGCCCGCAAGTCGGGCATCCGCTCGGTCATGTGGGACGCGCGCCACGGCTTCGGCGTCGGCCCGGTGTACTCCACCATCAAGATCAACAACACGTAGCCCACCACACTCAGCCGGGAGAAAACCATGGCGAACACCGCCACGCCCGCCCCGGCCGATGCCAAGACGGACGAGTCCGCCAAGGCCACGGCCAAGGGCAACGCACCGAAGATCGAGGGCCTGAAAGAGGGCTGGTATCACCTCGAGGTGAAGGAGACCAGCCCCCGCGCGTGCATCACGTTCGGGGGGCTCGCCTTCCATCGTGTGACCTACAAGCCCCGCACGGTCGATGAGGGCAACGAGACGATCTACGACATCGAGGTCAAGGGGCAGGATCTCTACCTCACCGACTTCGAGCTGAACAACCTGCGCGCTGCGATGGGTCGCAAGATCCTGCGCGTCGTGTCCGACAGATCGGGCCGTAGCCAGATCCACCGAATCGACTCCGACCGCTACCGCAGGCGGCCTCAAGACAAGCCGCTGGAATCGTTCCTCATCCTGCGCCCGACCGACGAACCCTCCGACCCCCAGCAGGACACGGAGTCCGTCATCTGAGGAGTAGCGCATGGCAGGCCCCACAGAGGCGGAAGCACAAAACCAACTTCAGCTCGCCGTAGACATCCTCAAGGAAACTCGGCTCTTTGCCGAGACCAACGCCGAGAACTTCATCGCGCTCGAGGACGCCCTGATTCAGGTTCTCGAAGGTGACTACTCGGCCCAGATCGCTGGTGCCGTGGGAGCCGTCCGCGCCGGCCTGTCCGGCATGATGGCCCGCGGTTCGGCTGCTGCCCTGCTCTACCCCATCGCCCTCCACCTCGGGCAAATCTACAACATCCCCGAGACCGACCAGGCAACGCTCGCGGCTCGTCTGTGGCGCGCGTTCCATGACGGGTCCGAGACGGTGGCGAGCCGGAACATCACCTTTGCCACGCCTGCAGCGGGCGGAGGGAACACGGGGAACGGATCGCTGCACCGCCTGACCGTGGACGAACTGAACTACGACATCGAAGCCTGCCACATGGAGGCCAAGACGGCGGAGGTCGTGGCGGATGCCAACAGCGGCGCCAACGAGCACCAGGAAATCTGGCAGGTCAAGGGCGTCGAGTCCTCGAAGGACTGGGTGGGGTACTCCGGCTCCGGCCTCGTGGGGACGATCCGCTGCATCAGCGCCGAGCAGTCGCTGCTGGTCAATCCCTCGTTCTCGACCTACGACTCCACGGGAGGGCTGACCACCAAGTTCGACGGATGGACAATCACGACGGCTGCAGCGAACGTCACGCAGGACACCGCGGACTACTACCGCGAGGCAGGCCCCGGCGACACGACGCCGGCCGCCATCGACTTCGTGGACAACGACAAGATCGTCCAGAAGTTGAGCGTACGCCGCACGGCGCTCAACCGGAACACGCCGTACTACCTGCAGATTGCGTGGCAGAGGGAGTCCAGCGCGGACGGGACGCTGACCCTGCGTTGCGGGTCCAACAGCGCGTCCGTGGCCGTCAACACGGGCACGAACGACGCTTGGAATGTCTTGAAGCTGGCGCTCAACCAGAACCTCTGGCCGGCCAACTTCAATGAGGACCCGTGCGACATCGAGATCGAACTGGCGTCCAGGACCACGGGGAACGTGCTGGTCGATGACGTGATCTTCGCCCCGTTCACGCCCTTCGACGGCACATGGTGGTTCGCTGTGGGAGGTGCTACCCCGTTCCTCCTGCAGGACACGTTCACCATGACGGACGCTCTGGCGGGAAGCGACAGCATCATCCAATACTGGTGGTGGAGGGCATTCGGTACCTACCTGCCTCACACGACGGCAACCCCGACCATCGCGGACCCGTAGGCCATGTCCACGCTGGCCGATGCCGTCACCGCCCGCTACTCGCCCCAGCGCCTGATCGAGCTGACGAACCCGGACAACACCGAGGGCGCCACGCTGGACCCCCAGCAGTTGGAGCTGGCCGTGACCGATGCCACGGCCGAGTTCTCCATCCTCGTGCAGGCGACCCTCGACGTCACGGACGCGAATCATCTGCCGGTCGCGGTGGAGCTCGTCCTGCTCAAACTCATGGAGTGGGGGTCGGTCAGCGGATCCACGGTCTCGAAGAAGCGGGATCAGGTCGAAGCCATGGCGAAGCGTCTGAGCCTCGTGGACACCAACGCACGCAACCGGATCTCCCCGAAGACCAAGAGCGTCCTGTCGCCCACGAGCGAGCAGAGGGTGACCGGGGAGACCGTGCGGCCCGACTTCGACCTTGCCAACTTTGATGACCTCATTCCAGGGACCACGTTCACGGACGACAATGACTGATGTACCGACTCGTCATCGAGAGGATCGACTGGGGTAGCAGGTTCCTCGGCATGGAGGAGCACATGCGGGACCCCCGTGGGCTCCTCAAGGGCATCGGGTCGTTCATCGTGGGCCGCGCGCTCGAGACGTTCCGGGAGCAGGGCGACCCGCCCGGGTCATGGCTCCCCCGTAGGAACCCGAACTTCCCTGGGATCATCCAGCACCTGTCCCGGGGCGAGGACCCCAAGTCAACGCACTTCGAGGACCGCCCCGCGCTTCGTGATCGGGGCATCCTGCAGATGAGCCTGAACGTGGGCAGCGACGAAAACGTACGCCTGCCCGGAACGCACACCATGGAGGTCGGCGTGTTCACGGGCGAGGCCGCGTCCTATGCGGGCAAGCATCAGTTCGGGGCCGAGAAGTCGCCTGCCCCGCCGATCACGGCGGCCATGAAGGAACGCCTTTCGCGCTGGATCGCGCGGCACAAGGACAAGAAATCCCTGGTGGCGTGGATGCTCAAGGTACCGGATGGGTGGGTGACGGAGTGGAACATCCGCCCGCGCCCGTTCCTCGATCTCGCCAAGGAAGATGAGGAGGATCTGAACAAGCTCGTGGGCCGCGTCATGCTCCAGCCCCCGGACCCGAATCGGAGGGGCGGATGACGACTCCCGACATCCGACTCGCGCTGCAGGTCCCCGGGCAGCTCTGCCACACGCCGACCAGCCTGACCGCGGCTTTCCCGCACGGCGGCACGGCGCTCGGGGAGGTGTCACAGGTCGTCGTTTCCCCAAACTACACCGTGGCATACATCACCTACGAGACCTACGGAACGGAGGTCACCGAGGTCGTCCACACGGGCGAGTCCTGGGTCATCGGGTTCTCGCTTCGGACCTGGGACGAGGATGCGCTGAACAAGGTCTTCGTGAACACGGCGGCGGGCGCCACGAGCGGTCACCGCGTGGTCCACGGGGCAGGGACGAACCCCGCCGGGTACACGCTCTCCAGCAAGTCCCTCATCCTCTGCTTCAGCCCCGACAACGCGGACCAGCACCCCATGGTCATGTTCTACAAGGCTGTGCCGCTCGTGGACGCCTCGGCCCGTCTTGCCATGCGCCGCGGCACCAATCTGGAGTTCCCCATCATGTTCCGGGCCCTGCGCGACAGCAGCAACCGTCAGGTTCGGATGGGCATGAGATCGGATCTGAGCGCAACGTGAACATCCAGCAATACAAGGCTTTCCTGCGCGCCGGCCTTCGGGTCACCTTCGACTGGTTGGAGAACCAGACGCCCGAGGCGCTTGCGATCATGGAGAAGGCCGGGCGCGAGATCGCCGCAGAGGATGCCTGCGCCGTCGCGCGGGCCCTGTCCGGCCCCGAAGGCTATGCGTCCGTCTTCGCAGAGGTGGACGACGGAGCCATGCACACGCGCGTCATCCTCGAGCAGGCCGTGGAGGAGGTAGTCGAGCAGGACAAGGCCAAGGGGGTGCAGGTGTGAACTCCTGGCAGGTCATCAAGCAACTGCGCTTCCTCATCAAGGCCGAGACCTGGCCTGATGAGGCGGCCGAGAAGGTCGTTTCTGACGTCCTGCTGACGCCCGCCCTGCCGGAGGAGGCATGGGGCGATGTCCGAACGCCCTGGGTCATGCTCGCCCCGGCGGATGCCACGGCAGACGACCAGAACCCGGATCTCCTCACGCAGCGGTTCAAGATGCTGCTGGTATGCTCCGCCGCGGGAGATCACCACGGCGAGTCCGTCCTCGTGGGAACCGGGCGCGGGGGCGGCCAGGGAAGCAGCAAGGGGCGCGGCATCCTCGAGGTCGAGGAGGAGGTGCTGGACGCATCCGGGAAGCTCACCGGGGCGGATGGCGTGAACCTCATCTGCACCCGCAAGGGGACCGCGGGCCTCCTGCGAGTGGGGGACATGAGCTTCCTGGCCTATCGGGAGTACACGCTCGAATGCCTCGTCACGCGCCAGCGGTACTATCACCCGCCTCGGAACCTCGCCAAGTCGTCATCCACCGTCTCCTGGGCCCTTCCTCCCGCACGATTCGACCGCTACCGGATCCTGCTGAACCGCAAGTCCGGCGCCACGGCGCCCTCCAGCGCGCATGATTCGACCGCTACGGACGTTTCACTCGGGTCGGACCTCGCTACCTCGGTTTCGGATGCGACCTCTGGAACGTGGACCTACGCCGTATGGTGTGCCTATGACGAGACCCACAGCGGGAAACCGAGGACCGAAGAACGCTACTCGGATGCAGGGGCGACGTACCCGGGTACGACGCTGACGGTGAGCTGATGCCGCAGGACACCGAAGCCAAGATCACCGTGCGGATCGAGACCGCGGATGCAGAGCGTGATCTGCAGCGGATCCGTCGCGCCATCGGGCAGGACTTCGGCGGGCGTGGAGGCGGAGGTGGGGGGGGATCCGACGGAGGCGGGGGCGGCGGGGGACCGAGGATCCCGGGGGCGAGGCCGCCTCCGCAACAGCCCCAAGGGCTCGGAGTCTCGAGCGCGGCTATCGCATCGCTCGCCAAGAATGCGACCGCTATGGCTGCGGCGGCGATAGCCATGAAGGAGGTGGCATCGGATCTCAAGTCCGTGGCGCGGGATTACCTGGGAGGATTCCAGCGGGGCGTGGCGCGCGGTCTCGGGACCACGCCGCATCGGATGATGGCAGACGCCAGGCGTGCGGCCCGGGACGCGGCCATCTCGGACGTCGGCATCGGGGGTGCCTTCATGAGCCGCGAGGAGCGGGATGCCCTCGTCGGGATGCACTACCGGCTGGAGATGATGAAGCAGCGATCACGGGAGGCGTTCATGGACGACTTCGACCGTCGAACCTTCAACGCCATCGGGATCGGTGAGTACAGGCAGGCGCAGAAATGACGGCCGCTGTCACCAACCCCATGTCCATCGTCTACGGGTCGCTGACCATGGGGTCCACCTCCGACTACCTGATCGACGGGCCCATCCACATCAGCACGGGGCCCGCGACGAGGACATCGACGGTCTCGGCCCGGATCGTGGTTCAGGCGACTACCACGGCAAACCTGCTCACCGCCACGGCGGCGCTCGAGGCGGCGTTCAAGGTCAGGTTCCAGCGACTGCGGGTGATCGTATCGTCCTCCACGTTCGTGGACTGGAACCCCTCCACGGACTCCGGCCTGAACATGGAGCCGTCCTGCGTCAAGGCGGGTGACGTCGTGGACTCTGGGCTGACCAGGGCCTACGACATATCGGTCTCGGCGCAGATGCCCGCAGACGACAACACGGGCCGCGTGTGGAGCGAGGTCAGCCTCGACACGCTGGCGACGGACCAACGGCGAATCACGGTCACGGGCCGGTACACGGCGAGCGGCGGGACGTCCGCCCGCGCCAACTACGAGGCGAAGATCGACGCCTACACCGCTGCGATCAAGACCGCAATCGGCGGGACCTATGAGAAGGTTGACGAGAACGCCACGGCGGACGACCAGAACAAGATCCTCGACTTCCGGCAGGTGTTCGAGGAGATCATCTACAACCAGTCCTCGAGCGCGGCGGACAACGCGGCCATCAAACGCCACAGCGTCAACTTCTCGCGCACGGCTCCCGGCCCCGGGGACACGCCCCTGGGTGGGAGCGTGAGGCGTCTGCAGGACGTCATCGCCACCTACGAGTGCGAGGTGGACGAATCCCAGACGACCGACCTGCACGGGCTGTGGAAGAACACCATGCGCCCCTACATCCTCGCGGAGGCCGAGCGCATCTTCCAGCCCGGACAGACGACGATCACCGCAGAAGCGCCCAGCTTCGACAAGGCCCGGCACCGTTTCACGGGGACGCTCACGATGCAGATGAGCATAGGCAGCAACCTGCTCATCCAGCACGAGGTCAGCCAGACCAAGGAAGCGGACGGCGGAAAGATATTCGTGGGCCGCTGGGACGGAAACCCGTTCTCGTACTACGTCTATCAGGGCCCTCGCGTTGCTACGCGAACCACGGTCATCCAGAAGCGGGTGCTCAACCTCGCCACGATCAACAGCGTCGGCGTCATCGGGACCACCATGGACGGAAGCGTGTCGGACAACACGCTCGGGTTCGGTGCGGCAGGCGCGGACTGGGACAGGAAGTCGGGATGGGTCATGCTCTCCTATTCCCAGACGCCCACGCCGAGGAAGGTGGGGCTGGCCGACCTGGGGCGCGAGATCGACGTCACGGACTGGGTGATCCGCGTGGTGGAGCAGTACGTGAGCGACCTGCCCAGCGGCGGGACGACGACGCCCGGAGACCTCCTCCTCGCGGCATCCGGTTCGGCCGGCAGGGCATCGAGCGAGGGCGTTGCCACGCTTCCCACGGGCGGCCCCGGGAACGTCGCCTCGACATCCGGCGGATCCACGTACGTCCCGACTCCCGGGGGTGTCACCATCGGGGGTGGTGATCCCAGCGTCCTCACGGGCGGCAACCCCTTGGTCTCGCTTCCCGGATGAAGACGCCCATAGTCAAGCTCGGTCAGGCGACACTCGATGCCAGCGCGGGCGTGTCGTGGGGTCTCACCATCGGGACCACGCCGTACATGACCATCATCCAGATGGACCGCAAGGAAGCGGAGAAGGTCATCGGGAACCGCGGCAAGGCCGTGGACATGACCTGGATCGTGGACGGCATGCCCACGCTGACCGTGAATGGCGTCTACATCATCGGGGAAGCGCCGAGCCAGGACCCCTTTCGCATCGGGATTGCCATAGCAGACCGCCGCATCTGGTGGCGAAGGAAACACATCTTCCACAGGTTCAACATCCGACGCAGGAGCGGGGAACGCAGGCGCCTCGACGCGGACGGCGAGACGTGGACGCAGACCGCGCCCACCGTGGATGACATCACCTACGCGCCCTGGTCACTCCGGGGCGAAAAGCGGGCATGGTCCGCGCGCCAGGTGCTGGAGACCGTCCTCGAGGAGCTGGAGCCCGGCAACTGGGAGATCCGAGGGCAGTTCAGCGAGAAGCACGTAGACCACGTGGAGCTCGACAGCGCCGCGCCGGCCGCTCTCGGGCACGCGCTTGGCATGCTCGCGGGGGCCCAATGCTTCGTGGGCCTCAACGGCAAGGTCTACGTCATCAACAGGCTCGACTTGCAGGGCGTGGATGCGCTTCTGGGACAACTGCCGCCGGAAATGACCATCGGCACACACCCGGAGCGGGTGGATCAGAGCGCATCCCGCCCTCATCGAGTGAGCGTACTGTTCGGCGTGGAGCAGGAGATACGGTTCGACTCCACGATTGCCGGGGACTCCCGGTATGCGAACCAGGGCTACGAGGACAAGCGGTGGATGCAGAACGTCCTACCGCTCCCCGACGCCACGCTGACTATCGGCGGGAAGGTCAAGGTCCAGGGAACGTGGGTCACGTTCGATGAGGTGCTGACGGCGTGGGCAGCCAACATGGCGGGCTCTGGCGCCCCGCAGCTCACGGACACGCTCATCCGCAAGTGGTGGCATACGGACTGGATGGAGGCCATGTACGGGGCGCTGGGAGAAATCTCCCCGAATGCGAACTGGGCGGCACGGATCGCGGCTGTACGCGCCCACTACCGACAGACCTACCGCATCAACAAGCGATGGATGAGCCGCATCTTCTCGCTGCGCCCATACAGGGTAGGGATCCTCGACACGGAAACGGGGACCTTCGCGCCCTCGACGGTCTACGCGCCCTACACGATCATCAGCAACTTCAAGTCGTGGGGGACGGCGCTGATCCAGCAGCACATCATGCGTTCGTTCGACGGATCCGCGTCGGAGGATCAAGCGGTCTCGTCCAACAGCAGGTCGTCGCCCGCGGTCGTCCAGATCATGGACCCCGAACTCGGGATCATCCACTTCTCGTATCGGACCGACCTCCAGGGCGGGTGGAAGCAGATCCTGCCCGGTGCCGTCGAGCATCTTGGCAAGGTGGATGTCTCACGCACCGGAGAGGCCGTTACCATCGACGGGTCAACCTACGGCCGGGGTGGGTACGGGGTCGGGCTGACCTCCGATCACCGCGTCAACGTGTTCCTCACCGCCGTGCCCGCCGCGCCGAACAACCTGGACAACCTGCACCGCGAGATCGTTCAACCATCGGACGTCGGAGAACACCTCCCGGCAGGCGCTGGGAGCATCGGGGCATGCGGAGGCCCTGAATGGTTCCTACGTGTGGGGGGGCAGCTCGCCACGGCTCGGTACGCATGGAAGCACAGCATGCGGAAGGACATCGAGCGTTCGTTCGGCGTGGACACCGATCCCGACAAGGCGGGAAACCGGGACGCGCTGGTCGATCTCCTGCAGAACAAGAACGAGATCCAAGACCTCGCCCGCGTCATCGCGGCCGGCCTCTACGCCTCCATGCCCGACCGGGTGGAAGGACAGCGACTGGCGCCCCTGACCCCCTCCATCGAACCCGCCGGGAGCATCAACGCCGTAAACCATGCCTTGCGTCCCGACGGGGTTGCGCTTACAGAGATCGTGATGGCCCCCGAGATGCAATCCTATGATCCGATGGCAACGCTGCCCGCGAGCGCACGCCGTCTGTTCCTGCGGGAGACGCAGCCCTAATGTACCTATCCAACCAGGTCACGGGCGGGTACACGGTCCTGCAGCACCACGATCCTCGCTACTCGGTCGGATCGCGCATGGCCCGCTACGCATGCCGAGTCTATGACACCGGGCCCGACAAGGAATGGGTGATCGAGGACAACACCATAGGCGACGTGGTGGGTGCTCGGCATTGGGAGAACCGGAGCGTGCGCGAGATCAGCGCGTGGTCCTATGCCATGCCGGTTCTCACCGGAACGACGCCCGACCCGAGGCGCTACGCCAACCAGGACGCCATGGGCGGCGCGGCAGGTCCGGCAGGCGCTGCAGGAGCCGTCGGTGCTCCGGGACTCGGCGCCAACTCGGCTCTATATCGCCCGCCCATCGGGCCCGATGAGCTCAGCAACTACAACCTCGCCCGCTTCGGGTACGCAGACATCGGATCCGCTGCGTTCACCTCGGGAGCCTACTTCTGGCGCTGGACGGATGGGTACTCCCACAACAGCGGTGGGGGCCTGAGTCCGGCCCAGTCGGGCACCTATCGGGATGTGCCCATCTGGGGCGGGCGAAACGACTTCTCCAGGTTCGGACCCACCGCCATCGACGCGCAGACGCGGCGCATCAGGGATGCGAACGGAGCCAGCCCGAACGGCGACGTGGCGGCAGGGCAGGTCGGGGCCTGGTTCGGGTTCGCTGCCCCCGGAAACAAGCCCGACGACGGACAGATCCGATACGTCGATGTCACGCCGATTCGGAAAGACTGGACGAAGGACGACCGCTTCGTACCCCAGGAGCAGGAGCTGCCACGTTACTGGCCGGCGTTCCCGGTCGGGTATGCGGGCATCGCCCTGGCTGGAACGGAGGAGACCAAGCAGGCGCCCGTGTGGCTTCCCACGGACCCCCGCCTGATTGCCGTGAACACCGCCCCAGACCCCATCTGCGGTACGCTGGTGTGTGATCTCGAGCCCGCCAACACGATAGCCACCGGGGGACTCCAGAACAGCCCCGGGACGGCCGGCAGGACGGCGCGGCTGCAGTCCATCTTTCGCGTCCTGAAGATGCCCTCGAAGCTGGGCTCGCTACCCAAGGGCAACGGGAATGGGATTGCCCTGCAGTTCACCTCGTCGGAACTCGATGGGCTGGCTGGATACGGTCTCGCCTACGGGGTAACCGTCGGAAAGCAACAGGTCTCGTCCAGCACCACGCAGACCAACCAGGGACAGACCACGGCGCCCGATGGGCCCATGTCCAACCCGCAGAACAACAAGAATATCGTCAACTGGACGCCATCGGACTTCGGGGCGCAGCTCAACCAGTCCGTGATCCGCACGTCCGGGGCAGGGAACACGGGCCTCTCGGGGGCGCAGCTCGAGAACGCCAGGGACACGGCAGCGAACCGACCCGTAGGCGTCTACAACATCACCTCCTCCCAGTCCGGCGGCGATCCGGTCGTCATGCTGCTGGCCGAGGAAGCCGGCGGCCCCCTATCCGTGGGATCGGCGGGTGACAAGCACGAGCTCGGGAAGACCGGCGATGGCGTTCCCATCAACAGCGCCCACATCAGCACCTCGGCGCTGTTCCACTCGAGCGCGGAGCGTGACGCGCCCCTGGAGTTCTGCGGGTATCCGTACCCCAAGCCCAAGACGTTCGATGACCTGTCGATGGTCTTCCTCTCCTACGACCCCAAGGCAACCCACACCGACTATGCCGGGAAGTCCCAGCCGGGTCTGTGGAAGTGGTGGACGACGGTTCCGCACATGGAGGAGGGTGGATTTCCGCCTCCCACGCCGACTCCCCCGACCACGAACCCCCCCGGTGGTGGTCCGCCGGGGAACCCGCCGCCGCCACCCGGGCAGCCCCCGGGGCCTGGGGGTGGACCCACGACGACGCCGGGGGGCGGAACGCCGGGCAACCCTGGCTCTGGAGATCCGCCCGCGGTCGGACCCGGAAGCGGAAGGCCCGGCACGGGCCGCGGAGGAGACCCCGGACTCCCGCTGCCCGGTCCGGAAGGCGGGGGTGGGGGAGGGGGCGGTGGAAAGCGATTCATGCTCCAGTACCCCAATGGGTCCGGGACATGGGACACGTCGATCTCCTACGTCAGGAACGTGTCTGCGCCCGCCATCGTGTTCAAGCCGAACAGCCACGCCCCGGGGGCCACGGACTACCGCAACAGCCGGGGCGTAAATCCCGACGAGCTCGAGGCAGAGCGCCACATCCGCCCCGCCGTCCTGCGTATCGAGTCCTGGGGCGCAGTCACGGCCAGCGGCGACTGGAAGTACACGGAGAA